TGTATCTAACCCCTAAATTGATTTCATAAAATCTAACGTTAGTAATTTGTGACTTGTCAAAATCTCCTGAGAATTCTAAATACACAGCCTCTTTATTGTCAATTGCTTTACTTGAAATTCTTGTAAATAACACGTTATCTTTTGCCACCATTGGTTTATAGTTGTTGTCGGGAATAGTCTTATACGTATTACCTGTGAGAAAATACTCATCAATACCAATAGCCATTACACTGTTGTTAGGAGCTGTTGTGTCAAACATCACCTTATAATAGCGACCTTCTTTAAATTCATTTTTCAGCTTAATACCAACAATTTTTCCGGCTCCACCGGTTACAGCATCTAATGAGTTTTTCTCCAATCCTTCGTTGAAATTTCCTTCCCAAACTTCAAGATTTTTTACTTCTGTAGTATTTCCTAAAGGAGTTAAATTAATCGTTCTTGTTTCTGATGGTACTGTGAACGTAAAAATATTAATACCAGCTACAAGTCTTTGTCTTTCGCTGTTAAACATTCTTAATTCCTGATTAGCAGGGAAATATCTAAAGTCAGCTACTAAGGTATAAGTATTACCAGGTTTCATAGGTTCTAACGTCGTATAAGTTAGATTATTACCTGTTTTCTTTTCAGCTGAGTTTAGTAGGTTATCCCCCCTAATAGCAACCTTAAATTGTTTGTCATTAAGCTCTCCGATTTGTGACCTGAACTGTTCTAATGTCGTATCAAACGTTTTGTATTTATTAGTGATCTCTTTTACAAGTTCAGTATCAGGAAGATTATCCAATCTAGCGAAACATGTAGTTTTCAAAAATTGATACTCAACGTCTAGCTTGATGTTAATCGTTGTCCCGTCTTTAACCCCATTTGAGTAGTAAACATTAGTAAGCTCCCCTTCGCTATTATATGTTGCGTTCTCTTGCGTTTTATCAAGTCCAGCACCCCAAACTTTAGCTGTTAGGTTAAATCCATTATTAATCTTTTCTCCGTCATAATACACATCTACATAGAATTTAATGTTATTAGTTTTCTTACCTTCATAAGTCCCAGCTATCCTTACATTTGCTGATAATGAGTGAGCCTTTAAATCTTCAAGGCTCGGCATCCAATCTTTTGGCATATCCCCATCAACTGCCATATAAGGCTCAGCTATTTTAAAATGTCCGTTCTTAGTAGAAAAGATATAAAATAGATTATCACTTTGAGATGTGAAATCTTGTTGGACTGTGTACTCAAACTCCTTAATAACCCATGTATCTTTTGGTGTCCCACTGTCAAGATTAAATCCGGTCAACTGTTTATTACCAACGTGAGATTTTAAAGCTAAATGGATTCCGTTATCTACAGGTACATCGCTGTAAATGTAGATAGGTAGTCTAATTACAATAGTATCTCCTCTTTTAAACTCTTTCTTAGAGCTAATAAAAGAAATACCTTTCCAAGCATTACCAGTTATCCCTTTATTATTAATCTCTACAGAGTTGCGACCGTTGAGGTCATTTTGATTAATAGTAGGTGCTGCACCATTCAATGTGTAAGAGCTGTTAGACTTAATCTCCGTATTTAATAATAGATTAAAGTTTGGAGCTGATTTACCATTATCCCCTTGTAATTTGAACCATTTATAATCTCTTTTATCTGTAGGAGATCCAGGAGAATTAGTCCTTGCTACTCCCATGTATTTCTTAGGTGTACGCCCAAAATTACTACCATCCGGATTATCCGAATAAACAATGTGAGTATATTTATCTCCTGTTATTGATTTTTGTTGAATATCGAACCAATCAAAATCACTTGCTACAGGTGTACTCTCTTTGTTTACATATCCAAAATATCTATATTTATGATATTGAGCAGGCTCATTTATAGGATAACTTGTGTAAACTCTAATACTTTCATGAATTGTATACCACTCAACCTGAACACCCGTCCAATTTTCATCTTCCGGAACTAAGATAAACTTAAATAGCACATCTTCAACATCATTTCCTGTTGTAAATACTACATTCTTAGTTTCTAACGTATTGCCAAACTCTAATTGACCCCAAGGGTATTCTTGTGAAGTCTTGTTATTTCTGAAGTAAGCCCACAATTTATTCTTATTCCCTTTTGCTCTAGCTGTAAGGGTGTATTTTGTATTAGGTTTCAGACTTAAAAACATATTTGCTTGCCAAATATCGCTAATATCGTCATCATTTGTAATATTTACGTGAGGACTGTTTTTAGCTAATAAATATGAATTGTCATCAGGTTCTATAACTGTAAAATCTAACCCTTTTAAGCTGTTAGCATATCCTTTATATAGTTTTCCTTCATTCTTAATCTTTGTCCAACTATACTGTGTATAATCAGTAGGAGCTGTTTTACTAGTTCCGGTGTAAAGCCCTAAATAAGTAGAGTTGGGATTATCATTCATATCTCTACCATCAGAAAAGTTAGAATATTTTTTGTGGATATATGAGCTTACACCATCTTTCCCATCTTTTATCTGAACATCTTTTTTAATTGCTGCAACAATCTCATCTTTTTTAGCATTAACTGTTGCTGTTATTGTTTCTTCAATTGCTTGTTGGCCAACGTGAAACGCCCCGGAATCTAAATCCCAATAAGAGCTACCATCAGCTGATTGAATTCTACCAGCCTTAAGTACTCCTGTGTTAATTAGATCTAGTGAAGCACCCCTACCATCAAGGAATGTTCTCCAGTTCCACTCCCCCGTTGGTTTCTTACTATCAGCAATTGCTATTTTACCAGCTCCCATATATACAACTTTAGTTGGATTTTGATTAATAGGTTTGTCGAATGAATAATAACCAGCAGGTAGATTATACTCATTATTAGCTTTCAAATCATAATTATATCCGTCTTCATTTAAGAACTTATCTGATAAACGCTCTCTAATTTTATCAAGCCAATAAATCGTGTCATCCTGGAAATTCTTCATATCTTTAGCAAGTTCAAGAGTTCTACTAAATGGAGAAGCTGTTACTTTATCCCCAATTCCAAATTTAGTTAATCTGTTGTTAATTAAATTACGTTCGACTTTAAATACTCTAGTTTTGTATTTAATACCTAATTTAGTATTGCTAATACCTACTGTGTCCCCTAAATCTAAATTACCAACATTTACTACAGTAGCACTGTATTCAACTTGAATTCTGCTGTTTTTTTCAAGCCATTGATATGATAACCAAAGTAATTTTTCCGGATTTTCTTCATCCTGAAACTCAACTATTTTAATTCTTGGTTTTTTACCATTATCGAACCCATATAATCTAGTCATGGCAGGTATTTCAACATACTCTTGACCAGCTGGTTTATCAACAGGCTTTTCTGCTCTTCTGTCCCACACAACATCTTTAAATGTTATTCTACGGCCATAACCTCCGGTGTCTGTCTCTTCCCCTTTACCACGACCTACTACAGCTGTATAAATAGCACCTTTTGACTTTTTCTCACTTACTGTAAGTAAATCTTTACCATGCACAAATACTTTACCATTATCACGACCTAATCTAGTAAAAACATCTAAGTAGCGATTTATAATTTTACCTCGATTAAATACATATCGTGGTCTAATTTCAACTTGAGTAGCCTCAATTACTTTACTTAATGCAGCCTTTCTTGTCACATAGTAGAAATTACTAGTTAAATTTCTTTGAGCGTTACAAGTTCCTACTTGCCATCTAGAGCCGGTAAGTATTGTTGTTAACACGCTTAATATATCTCTATTTGTAGGTCTGTAGTCCTTAATATATCCGTCGCTTTCCATATCATCATAGAATGAATTAACAGCTGTTATTTTAACGTCGCTTATGTCCTGTTTAGTTACTGTATCGATTTTGTATAAATGAAATACATCAGATTTAATATAGTCTTTATGGCCTATATATACCGCATTCTCTACTAAATCTGAATATTGCACTACTGCTTCTAATGTCTGAATACTATTAAGCTCTTCCTTTTGAGTAGCACTAATAGGAGATGTTGTACCTAACAGCTTTTCATCATTGTTAAATAAAAATAATTTCATTAGTATAACCTCTCCTTCGTGTATATTTCTACTCGTTTACAGTTCGTGACTGTAATTACATCATTTTGTTTAACCGAAAAATCGTAATCACTTTCTACAAAATCAATTAATTCACTCTTATTAACAGTGTTGATTTTCAGTGGATAATCATTATTTAAATTGACTTCTATTAGATCATTACTTGAAAAGTTATGATTAATTACAATTTTCTTAGTTGTATTTTGGTTTTTAATAATAATCTTATCTCCAGCGTTTGCTACAGATAATTTAATTACATCAGGTATTATTTCATCTGAATTATTAGGTAATTTAGTAATTGTTACTCTATCTGTACCTACATCTCCTTGAGCATTTTTATATTTGTAAGGATCTAGGCATAAGAATGTGTAAGTGGATACTACAGTGTTATCAGTCTCTTCAATAGACCCTGTTTTTTCAAGTATTGCCATGAATTTATAATCAGGCTCATCTGTGAATTTTAATTCTTTTGGTTCTAAGCTATGTAGTAATGTGTTCAGAACATTAAGCTTGATTCTATAATCAACGTTATTATTAGCTTCAACTTGAAATTTAACTGTTATTTCTCTTGCTTCTAGCTCGCTTGATAAGAAGTATTTACCATCAGTTCCAGGAACTTCAGTACTGTTGATTCTTCTTCCTATGAGAGACCTACCTGTTACAGTTAATGTTCTGTAACCTTTTAAATCAAGGTTTACTCCGTTAAATATGGTTTGAATAGAGGAATGCTGCATTTCCCCTATTTCATTAGTATTAATAAAATTGTACATTTGCATTCCTCCTATCTATAGTGCATAAGTTTCTTCTAATTGCACCATTTCCCCGTTTAAGTCGTTGATATCCTCAACAAATCCTTTAAACGCTCTATCTCCTAATTTAAAGTTTATATTTAATGATTGACCTTGATAATTGCTTTCTACATTCAACGCTTTAGATTGATTAATGTTAAATCTTGATTGAATATTTCCTGTTATCCCTTCAATTTTTGACATCGTGTTTTTAAAGCCATTTTCAAGTCCTTCATTAAACCCTCCCATAATTACATTACCGGCAGGGATTAAAAGTTTTCTGTCGTATGAAATAGGCCCTTTGTTGTCTCTAATCCAATCAGCTATACCACTTACAAAGTTACGAACACTTCCCCATGCAGATCTTAACCCGTTAAGGAATCCGTTAATAATAGCACTACCTGCATTCCATAAGTTGATATTTCTTAATGAGTAGAATATGTTAGATACACTACTTACTAAGTTAGAAACTCCATTCCTGAATGAGTACCATGCATTCTGTGCTGCACCCACTAATCCACTTATTATGCTTACAACACTTGACCTAATACTGTTCCATGAGTTAACCGCTGTATTTCTCACACCGTTTAACAGAGAATAGAAGAAATTTTTAAATCCTTCCCAAACTGATTTAGCTGTATTTACAAGAGCACTAGTAATACTTAGTACTGCTGATTTTAGTCCGTCCCAAATTGTAGTTGCTGAAGTTTTTAAAACATTCCAAATGGTAGTTAAGACTTGTTTCAAGCCTTCCCATGCATTTCTTACTAGATTTACTAGAGTAGTTACGACTGTAACAGCAATAGTTTTAATTCCATTCCAAACTGTTGAGAACGCATTTTTAATTCCGTCCCATATTAGCTGTAAATCAGCTTTTAGTTTGCTAAAGTTACCTGATACTACATCAATTATAATTAATGCAGCTCCTAATACAACAGACTTAATAAACTCCCAAGCACCTTTGAATATAGATTTAATCCCATCCCAAACGCCATTGATACCATCTTTCAGAATGTCCCAACCACTAACAAAAGTATTGAAGAAAGGTTGCACCACTGACATTATGCTTTGGATTATAAAGTTCCATGCTGTCGTTGCTGCGTTTGATATTGAATCCCAAACTACTTTAAGTACAGCAACTGCACCGCTCCAAGTTTGAGCTATCCATTGTACTATACCTTGTACTCCGGATTTAATACCACTCCAAATACCTGAAAAGAATTCAGCCGCTCCAGTCCACGCTGCTTTAATTCCTTCCCACGCTTGCACAAAGGCTGCTTTAATACCTTCCCAAATTGCTTTGACTGCATTTCTAAATCCTTCGTTAGTGTGCCATAAGTATATTAGCAATGCAACTAAGGCTGATATTGCTAACACAATTATTGTAAATGGATTTATGGCCATTACAGCATTCAATGCTGCTTGAGCTAGTGTTGCTGCTTTTTGTGCAGCTTTAAATGCATTCAATGCAGCACTCACAGCATTAATTCCTTTTTCTATTGCTAAAGCTGCTTTAAATCCTATAAATGCACCTGCCATAGCCGAAACTATCGCTTGATTCCTGTTAATCAAGTCAAATAGCCAAGTTAAAGCTGAGATAACTGGAGGGATAATAATTTTAAGTAATCCTAATCCGTTAGTAATGAATGTTCCTAACGCTGTAATTGCTCCAGTAATCCTATCTTTACCAATGGCATCAATTATTTCCATAATACTAGTTACAATTCCAGCTTTCATATTACCTATTGCACCTTCAATAGTTTTAGTTGATGTCGCTGCTTCTTTTGCAACATCTGTCATACCTAAATCCATGATGGCCTGGTTAAATTCATCTGCACTAATTTTACCTTGTTCTAAGGCTTTTCTGAAATCTCCTGTGTAAGCTCCGTTTTTCTTAAGAGCTTCTTGAATCTTACCACTAGCACCAGGAATTGCATCGGATAACTGTCTCCAGTTCTCCCCGGTTAGTTTACCTGCTGAAGCTGTTTGTGTCATTACCATAGCTACAGATTTAAACGTATCAGCATTACCACCAGCTACTGCGTTTAAGTTCCCCGCCGCTTGTGTTAATCCGTTATAGTCCTTAATTCCGTTTGCTGCTAATTGGGCTGTTGTGTTTGCTACTACATCTAAGTCATACACCGTGTCATCAGCATATTTTTTAACAGCAGCAGCACTTTTTTCAATTGCACTATTATCTAACCCTGCAAACTTCATTGTGCTCCTGAACTTATCCATTGCATCGGATGCTTTAATTGATTCACTTACTAAGCTGTTCAAATCTCCGGTTACTTTTGTTACTGCATTAGCTGCTAAATTTGCTAAAGCCATTGCTTTAAAAGTAGAGCCTAATTTACTACCGCTACTTTCAGTTTTACCAACTTTATTATCAAACTTATCAAGCTTATCATTGATCATGTCTAATGCATTACCAAATCCTTTATCTACTGCTGATAAGACCGCTTCAACTGAATATTGTTCTGCCATAAACTACCTCCTTTCCTACATATTTGCTTTAAGTAATAAATTACCAAGTTCTTTATCTTGAATTTTAGTTACTTCTTCTCCGTTGAGTAGTTTTAACTCCTTCTCATAGTCAAAAAAGTCTTTAAAATTGCTATAAACGTAATATTGCTTTTTCCCTCTTTCTTCTGTTCTCTCTACTTCCCTGTTAAGCCATGCTCTTTTATGGAGTGCTAACTCTTCATCTAGCTTTTTCATCCTTGCACCAAACATTAACAGGTCATATTCATAAAGTGTTAGGTAGTCAATATCTCTTACGTTTGTTATATCAAGAAACCTTGTACAATTTATTACTATTTCTTCGTAAGCTTCTTTAGAGTTTAGTTCCCTTCGCTCTCCTTGTTCAATGTCGCTTTGTTTTGTTTTAGAATTCTCTTTCCCGCATTACTTTCTTCAAGTTCTTTAAGCACTTCATCAAATAATGCTTCAATATCAGAATGATTATCTATAAATTCATCAATTTCTAGTTGTGAAGGTCTCTCTGTTTCAAGAACAGTACCTGCATATATCACATCTGATAAACTTGCTACATCTCCACCTAATATTTCCGGAATTTTCATGCTTAAAACCATTCCAAGCTTAACTCCTTTAGCTTCTAAAGGAAATCTTTTGTCAAGTTCTCTTACAAATCCTACTCCAAATCTTACGTTTACTGTTTTTTCATTAATTGTTAATTGCATTTTTGTAATCCTCCGAAAAAAATAAGCTAACCAGTTCTACCAGTTAGCTTTTATTAAATTATTATCCAGCTTCTATAGTAGTGTCTTTGAACACGTATTGAACAACTTCAGCTTGATCAGCTGTTAATGTTGCAAATCCATCTTTACCAACACCATTAATAGAGAATTCAAGTTCTAGCTCCACACTATCCTCTGAATTAGCTGTCATTCCGTATTTAGTTATATAACCCTGATAGTAAGTTGCTTTATATTTATTCTCAGAATTCTTTTCAGCTTTATCAATTTCCCAAATTTCAACTAATTCTCCATTGATTAATGCTTTTTTCAGCTCATCAATATGAGGGTCTCCTTTAGCAGCAATAGAAGTTGCTGAGAAATCATATTCAATAGCTGATAAGCTTTGAATGTTACCGTCTTTAGTTTTTTGAGCATCAGCATCTCTACTAATTTCATTTTTATGCTCAGTTTGGAAAGCTAATTTAAAAGCCGCTTCTGTTTTAGCGTTTTTTAATAATCTGTATAACAGAATTATGTCAACACCCTTTTTAGCTTCATATGTTTTTTTCTGTTCTGCCATTTTTATCTCCTTATCTCAAATTAAATTCCAACTCAATTACAGCACGTTTAAGCGGTGTAACGGTTGTTCTATCATCTAGTATTCTTATTGTACTTGCGTTTAAGTTTAACGCCCAAAAATACCCGTCTGTTTGCTCTATCCTCAAACATTTTTCAAGAATAGCATTTGCCATATTAGAGGCTTCTATTCTTTTAGTTTGTAGAGCCCATACAGACAAGCTCAAGCTAACACTTCCTTTGACATCTGTCTTATTAGGAGTGTAACTAACAGAGCTATCTTCCATTTCTACAAATGGATAAGGTACCTCATTCATCGGTTTATAATCATAGACCTTATAACCTAATAACTTACATTGTTTGAACACTTCATCAAATATACTTTGTTCTCTAGATTTAATCATGTTAATTTTTCCAAGTCCTTAATAAATTCTTTCTTTGCTTTTTGGAAAGCAGGTTTAACAAATGGTTGAGCACTCATAAACCTTGTCCCGTATTCAACATACGGAGAGTATTTTGTGTTAGGATGTACTTTCCCGTATAAACCGTTATTACCTATATATAAACTAATACTTTGCCTTGTTCTACCTGTAGAATATTTACCTTTAAACACAGCAGCCTTAACCATCTCTTGATTAAGAATAGCTGTATTTTTCTTAACAATACCTTTTACAAGTGTCATTTGCCTTTTATCTTTAATATTTACTTTTAGCTTTTTGATACCATAAACTTTAAGTGCCAATGCTATCATCCTTTTCTAAATAAAATACTTTGGCAAGCTGTTTATCCGTTTTAGGTATGTACCTTTGGCCCAGGTATTCTACAAGGTTAAAAGGCTTAGTATAAGCATTCTTAAGATATATAACTTTTCTTTGCTTGCTATAATCTCCGAATATCTTAACAGACTTATCAATTCCTAAATCCATCACATAGCACGTAACTATATCAGAATAAAGTTCTGTGTCTTTGTGTTCTCCCGCTTCAAAGTCATATTCATCTTTGCTTATTTGTTTAAAGACTGCTCTATCTGAATATCTCATTAGAAAATAAATAGTTGTCCCTTCTTAGCTTTCCCATTCTTGAAATCTTCCCTTAACATTTCATCCCATGGTGCAAACTCATTAAGGAAAGTTTCATAGCTTACTGAATGTCCTTCAACGCTTTCAGACGTGGCACCCTCAGCACCACGCCTATTAAAACGTTTAATTACACAGTCTTCTATGATGAATCGATATTTATCATCTATTTCATCTTGTTTATAAGCAAATTTAAAATGGTCTACGACTTTGTCAATAAGTCTATAGATTATAGTGTCTTGCAATGTGTCACGAATATCTAAGTCTTCCTTAACGTTGTACAGCACTATATCTCTATCCATAAGCTTTTACCTATGGTTGAATGTCTAACATGTAAACATCATCTAATCTCTCAAATGATGGTAATGTAATCATTGATACTTTAGTTTGAACGTTAACAGGATCTACAAGTTTTTGAGTTGTAACTGCAATACCAGTATTTACAATTTCAACATCTGTTCCTGCAACATTTCCTCCTAACAGGTCTGATTCTTCCGGAGTAGTACCAAATACTGTTGAACCTAATTTAGCATTAGGTAGTAATGATACATATCCATCAGGGAAATATTTCTTAGTAGTTCCATCTCCATCTTCATAAGAATCTCTAGAAATCTCTACTGTAGCATCAAATGCATCTAAGATGTAATCTCTTAACTCTTGTCTTGTTACTGATGCACCTTTAGGAGCTAAAGGTTTAACCAGTTTAACTGTGCTGTCAGCATTTTTTAATAAACCAAATGTAGTAGAGTTCATAATAATCACTTCAGCTTTTTTACCTTGAGCTTCCATTGCTGCAATCGCTGTTTCTAAGTCTTTTAGAGGTGTTGCATCAGTTGCTGTCCATGCTTTAGCTACAGTGCTCTTCATTTCAGATTTAACACCATAATCAAACTCTTGAGCTACACCGTTATTATTAAATGAGATTTTACCAGTTGCTAAAACTTGTAATCTCATAGCTTCAATACGTGCTTTAGCTCCGTTAACTAGTTGTGCATGGTCATCAAAGATTCCACTTAACACAGTGTCAATAAGCTCTTGATTCCCTGTAGAAGAAATCATGTTTAATTGTTGTCTATCTTCTTCTTTAACTAGTAAACCTTCTTTAAAGAAAGGCATTTGAGTATCAGTGATACTTAAGTTCATTCTCTCTCTTAAAGGTGCTTTAGTATCAAATGCAGCAGGTTTAAGTACTACAGGTTTACCACTTCCTCCTTTAACCATTGCAAGTTTAATTCCTAATTGTTTTTTAGCAGGGAATAGTTTATCCCCTAATGTTTCATTTACTTCCCCTTGAGTTCCGTTCCAGTATCCAGCTACATTTTCAGCTGTAATTGTGTCATAAATTAACGCCATATTTTACTACACTCCTTTTACAAATTTGATTAAGTTTAATTTTTCTTTTACTTTACCTTCAACAGCGGCTCCGTTGTTACATTTGTCTTCACGTAATGTACCTTTAAATACACAAGCAACAACTGCATCTCCATCTGTTAAGTCAACATCATGTAATGCAACTCCATCAACATAAGTTGCTGCTGCATCGTTTGTTAATTTTTTAACTTTTTTAGTTCTGTCTTCAAAGATAGACTTACCATCTCCGGCTAAGAAAGTCCCAGCTTTTAAAATTTTACGTCCACCTTCATCTACTGTTCCTGTAGTAGTTTTATCTACTGTTACTGAAATTGCTTCATAGTCTAAATTGTGAAGAATTTCTTTTTCATTGAAAATATTTCTAGTTCTCATCTATTGTTCTCCTTCTAAAATGGTTTTTTGTGATTAACACCTTTTGCAAGTCTTTGTCCTATATTCATTTGTTTATCAAATCCAGTTCCACTTGCTCCCGGTGTAGTTTGTCTTGCTGATGCTTTTACTGCATTTGCTACTGCATCTTGGAATGCTCTCTCTAATACCGTTACTGCTTTTAAAGCTTCCTCAGCTGAACCATGCTTAGCAAAAGTTTCAGCTAGTTCAACAGGCAAACTCTTAGATAGTAAATCTTCTTTTACTTCCATGATTAACTGTGACTGTTTGAAAGCTGCTACTTCTTCGTTGAATTTATTCTGCCTCTCTTCAAAGTCTCTATCTCGTTTTTGGGTTTCACTTAATTTGGCATAATCTTCACGCTTTTTAATCTCAGCTTCTACACGTTTTTGAAAGTCATCCTCAGATTTACTTTTCTGATTATTTAACGCTGTCTGAACTGCTTTGTTAACAATACTATCTAGCTCAGATTGACTAGATGGAGCTTTAAACTCAGGTTCAGTTGGTGCTGATTCTACAGCTCCTTCTGTTGCTCCTTCCTCCGAAAAGTATTGAATGTTTAGTTTTAATAAATATTTGCTCATTTTGTTTTGTTCTCCTTATCCACGCTAGTATTATCCTTTCAGTTCAGTTGTGCACCACTTCACTTAAGTAATAATCCACGCTAGTTTAATTTGACATAATAAAAAAGACCTTTTAATGTCTTATCCAGGACAAGTGTATAATAAAAACACCTAACAAGTTGTTAAGTGTTTGATAATTAGTTTGACTTTATTTCTTTTATAATTAAATCTTCCCCTAAATCCTCTAACCTTGAAATTGCTTCATCTAAGGTTAATGATTTATCGGTTTTTAGATCCAGTTCTAAATCAGATATTATTTCTAATACTTCTTTTTCGTTTTCTATGTTTCTAAATAATTCTTTTGGTAAGTACATTACTTAATCCCCTCCTCATTCATAACATTGACTAATACGTTTTGATATACAAATTTTTCCGGCTGTGTTAGTTGATCATAGTTATGAAGTTTATTAAATATATTATCTATATCCCCAATCATATAATCTCTATATTTTCTTTGACTAGGTGCATTTTCCAGAAACTTATCTACTAATCTTTCCTTATGGTTCTTGATATAATCTTCATATTGCAATCCGTAATATTGCCAATCATGATTAATCTTTTTAATTTCTCCTGCTAATTTATTCCACTGTGAATCTTGACCTTTTAACCTGTCATTCCAGGCAATCTCTCCTAAGTCCACAATGTTATTAATTGAACTGTATTTTTCTAACTTCTTCAACCTCGGAACTGTATCAACTAAATACTCAGCATATGCAGGGCTTAATCTCTCTTTCACTCCCATTTTTTGCATAGCATAGTGTGCTGAGCTTTCAGCGAATGTTTCTTCAATTGCTAATGATGATTTGTTAATAAACCCTTCATCATCAGCATAATCAAATTTACGTCCGTGTCCTTTAGCGTGGTAAGCTTCGTGAAATATAGTTTTCAATTGATAAGGTCTTTCCCTATCATCATTTTTCTCTAAACTATAATTAATTATTTTTAATTTATCTCCATCCTGAGTAAAACCGCAAAAACCTCTTGCGCCGCCGCTTGTATGAAAATCTACTGTTAAATCTTCTAACCCAAGTCTTTCTAATAAATCTTTTGCAATTGATGAACGGTTTCTTTTGCCAAACTTAAAGCCATCAACCATTTTTTCAAATAGGTTTCCATCTTTTATTATACCACTTTCTACCTCTTTATCCAAGCCTCTTTCTTTCCTATATTCAGCTATCTCTTTGTCTAACTGTTCGCTGTCATAGTATGCAGCACTTGAACATTTGCAATAAGGATGCATAGGGTAGAAATTAACCCCTACTTCTCTGTCTTTAATCTTGAAATGCTTCCCGTCTAACTGTTTGCAAATATCACAAGCTGTAGGTTCTGAAATATATAAATACTCGTCATATCCGGCTTGTTCTATCGCATCTAGCTGTACATCTCCTTGAACTCTAGAAGCTTCTGTTACTAGCAGCCTTTTAGCTTCATGCTTGCTAACATTGAATTGACTTCTAAGCCTTCCTATCATATCAGTTGGGTTAGCTCCTTGAATGATAGAACGTCTTAACATGGTAGCAATATTTCCCATCAAGGCTTCTTGATTTGTCCAAATGTTCTTACTAAAGTTTCCGTACTTGTAATCACTATTAACAATAGCTTTTACTCCTTCCTTACTAAATCTCAGTTTAGTATCAAGTATTCCGGACTGTCTAGCATATTCACTGTCAGCTAACTTCTCTAAATGCTTTTCTATAAGATCGCTATTCTTAACTGTCATGTCTGTTAGATGTAGATTCAACTCAGCTTTTAAAAGCTCCAGTCTGTTAATCCTCATTGTAGCATTGTAGAGTTTAAGCTGTGCGTTAGCTTCAGGAGAAAAATCCTTCTTCTTAACATACTCTTTAGCTTTCTTCTCAAATGCTTTTACATCATGCTCAGAAACTCTTTTTAAAGCTTCCTCAATTGAGATACCTTGACTTTTTGCATATCTCTCATAGAATACGTTTATTTGCTGTTCAATGTCTTCTAATGCTATGTTAAAGTTCTCTTCCATATTTGCTATGGTTACTTTTTCATCTTTAATTTGATTTAATTGGTTTGCTAACTCTCTTTTCTTCCAATAATTAAATGATCGTTTCTTCATCGATTAGCACCTCTTCGCCATCGTGTAGGTAGCTTTCTATATCTTCTTCACTTAACCCTAAATCTTTTAAGAATTTTCTAGCTAATGCTTCACTATAATCTCCTGATTTGAACTTTTTAAGAATACTTGATATCTTGTACATTAATTTACCTTTGTCAATATCATAGCTATTATCTAAGGTAATTGTTGGCGTGTCTAGCAACTCTTGTTCATGTTTAGGGTCATCTACAATACCTGTTAATCTCATAGCTGTTTCATTTGTTACCATTCCTCCTAATGATTTAAATGCATTAATAGTTTCTTCTAATGCTTTAGGTAGGTTAGGGTTAAATGTAATCTTAAGCTTAGCAATGTTAAACTCTGTTAACTCTTTAACATAATCTCCGATGTTAGCTATAAGTTGGTATCTTCTTCTTAAGCTCTTTTCAAATAGTGATTGAGTGTCAACTCTTGCCTGTTCTAATCCAAACAGTTTATATTTCATTGCCTCTCCACTTTGAATTCCACTGAAATTAGTATCAGTTAAATCAGGTGTGTTTGTATATTTGTGAATGTCGTTAACTATTCTTTTCTTGAATGCTTCTACTCCGTTAACATCGTACTGTTTATATAGGTACTTAGCATCCACTGTTCCCTCATTCCCATTAACATCTACAGGAGGTTTTAGCTGTAACAGTCTAGCACGTCGCATTCTTCGCATATACTCAACCTGTTTAGCGCTATCTCCAACCACATCATCCGGAAACTCTACTTGACCAAATATAGCAAGTATTGCATCTGATGTATCAGTCATATAGTTAGCTGTATCTGATTGAACTGCATCATATGAATCTATCAAGGCTAGTTCACTTTCATAGTCTCCCATTCCATCAGCTGTATTTAAATACTCTGTTATCGGAACATCTCTAAACACATGAGGCTCAATGCTCATCTCCTGATATGTTCCGTCTACCTCTTGCAGCTTAACAATTCTATCATTTAAATAAAGCTCTACAAAATGCTGTTTGTTGTCAAATAATCCTGTTGAGTAATATCTAACACCTGCCAACAGATTATCTTCTAGAGTGTTATCATATATTACAAATGTTCTTAAAGGATCTAACCTTTTTACTTTTGTTAAGTCTGACATTGAGCGATAAACTAAGTCATAAGCTCTACCTACTTTAGATAAGTCTAGTACTAGCATTCTGTTTAAGTCGTGAAAGCTGTTAACCTTTGCTATCTCTCTAAGCACCTCATCTGTTGTACTGTTATCTTCTCCATCATCATATTCAACCTGAATAGGTTTACCTACTAAATAACCTTGCTTAAATACTGCAATGCTTTTACCAAAATTATGAATAATTCTAGTGTCAGCCATATCTTGTTCACTTCGTCTATCTTTAATTGATATTGTATGGTTATTACCTTCTGAGTAATCATACAGTTCTTGTATTCTCGGTTTTTGAACCGTGCTGTGATGTGATATAAACTCTCTTAAGACTTTATAACCATCCAGTATTAACTCTTCTACGTTATCAACTCTATATCTTAATCTTGATTCTCTGTGAAACCTGAATGTAAGATTTTTACTTTTTCCTGTGCTATCTACAAATGTTTCTGTATAAGCCATTTAATCACTCCTTCCCAAATCCAGCCATCAGTGTTTGATATTGACTGTCTTTTTTATTCTCTTGTCCTATTAGTTTGATATATGGTATATATCCATATTGACTTGCGTTTATTGTGTGGTCGTTCCTGTCTTCCGGTTCGTCCCTGTCTTCTTTCCAAGAGTATATATTTAACTCTCTTATGTGTTCTTCACAATTATCTACAACCAAGTATTTTAGGTTCTTCATCCAACCGCTTGATGTGTTAATCCTGTTGATTATTGTCACACGTTTATCAGCATTCAGAAATTCATATATCAATCCTTTTCTTGATTTATACTTTAGTAATTCCATCATTGTAGCCTGGTCAGCGTTATCAATATAAACTTTTCTACAGAAGCCCCATTTATCTTTACAATAATCCAGGAACTTATGCAGCTTAACTGCTACATCTGATGGTGCTATCTTGCTATTATTAAAATCTTTATTGTTGTAATTCTTCTCTTCCAGTATTACCAACTCTCCATTGCTCGTAATCCCTTGAAAGATAAATGATATTGTGTCCTCAGTCTTTTCTGAGTATGATGTGTCAACCCCGCAAGAGTATCTGATGTATTGCTTTTTGCGTGCAGCTTCTTCAGTAATTACGTTTAACTTCCTGTCAAACATACTGAATACTAAACCTTCTGCACGTCCTCTCAAACCTTGTATTTTGTTCTTATAAAGCTTTGTACCTACTGCAACTGTACTTTTAATCTTTTCTTTTTTCTCTTCAGATAATCCGTAATTATGATCAAAAGAAAAAAACCAGTAAGTCCATTTAGGGTGCTCCGGTTCAGTTAACATCTCTCTTATCTCTTGAGGTGTATCATATTCATATTGTGGTAATGCTCTAAATCTATTTATATATCTAGCATAAATAGGCAATGTTGGGTCATCAGGGTTCATAGTGCATATCCAGTAATCACATCGCATGGTTGCTTCCTGTACAAAATCCGTATCAGCTGTGTTAATCTCATCTATAAATCCACATCCGAACTGTGAACCTAATGCTTTTTCCCACTTATCTTTTGATGAATAACCTAATATAAATATAATTCTTTCTCCGTTCGGAGTGTCGTATTTGATGTGAGGGATTTTATATTTAGAATCTCCGTTCCCTTTATAATCAACATACTCTCCGAACACATCTATAATCCCTAAGTCTGAGTTAATAATATTCTTTTCAGCATCCCCTACAGATTTAGCACTGATGAAGTGTAGCTTTTGTTTGCTCTTTGCAACTGCTAACATATATTTAACAATACCTACTGTAGTTTTACCTGCTGCTGTAGTTCCTTCTAGTGCTTCAGCTTCAGCTTTATGCTTTAGAAACTTCTTATATTTAGGGGATAGAATGAAATCACTCATCTTTATCATCCTCTAATTGGAGTAAGATCCCAGCAAGTTTATTTTCGCTTTTAACATTTACATCAACTTTAGCTGTTGACAAACCATATCTTTTAGCTAGTTCAACAGCAGCACTTTTTCTAGTTGCTATGTTTGGCTTAACTTCAATTATTTGTTGTACTCCATCTCCTAATCCTATTGCCATTGGTTCGGTTAGTTCCCCTCGCATTGCAGCTGTGAAGAATTCTAACACCTCTTGCTGGTCAGCTATTTTAGAACTTTTTATTTCATCCATACGCTCTTTCAAGTAAGCTTTTACCAAGTAATTCCCGAGTAATTTCCTTGCGTTCGCTTCAGCACTACTTCTTTTTTGTTTAGCATATCCTGCTTTTAAATAACTTTCTGTAGCATTCCCGCTAATGATGTACTCATCAGCAAATTTTTGTTGTTTCAATGTTAATTTTTTCAATTTTCCACCACCAGCCTTTCTTCTCAAAAATAAAAAGCACCTTTTACAGTGCTTTCTTACATATTATAATAAATAATAAGTTGGAGTATTTTATGAAAATTCTTACAATGTATGTTTAGCAAGTTGATTAACGGAGGAATTTAATAACACTTTTTGCGTGTTCAACATCAATTTCTTTTTATAACCAGCAATTAAAAGAAATTTGTAATTTGTATTAACTAAAAAATTTTAAAAGAGAAAAATATCAACCGTACCTTAACTCCTCCGTTAAACTCTCACATTACCATTATATCATTATACTACTTACTTTTGTTTATCTTTTCTTACTTTGTTTTATCTTTTCTTACTTTTTTTTACTTTTACTTACTTTTGGGGAAGTGCTTAGGTAAATTGTCAATTTGAATTACTCTCAATGCTTCAGAATGTTTTCTGTTTCTTGTATTAGCTTCAATTCCCATTATTTGGTCTATTTCAATCCAATCTTTGCAATTAAAATACCTAAGCTGTAATAAAAGTTTATATTGGTAATCTTTTACACTGTCAATACAATTATAGATCTCTCTTTCTTTTTTAACCTGCTTAACTGTATTGTCAAACAGTTCTCTTTCAAGCATATCTACTTCATGTATTAGATTTTCCCAACTGTACTTATTACCACCTTTGATTTGTTCTTTCGCATAATCAATAGGTTTAATATTATTTTTTAAAAGATCTCTTTTTTCTCTTATTTTTTCTTCATTCGCTCTTATTATTTCTTTTATGTAGAATATTTGCGATAAATATCTTTTTTTGAGATTAGATAATCTTTCTTGCTTATCTTTCATCTATTTCTCCTTTCTTTTCTTAAGCTTCTAATAATGTAAAATCATCAATTTGTTTTCCGTCTATCCCTGTTACACGTACAGACAAAACAGAGTAATAATAGCCTTCGTTCCCGTCATCTGCATGGCACTCTGCTTGTGCTACTTCGTTTTGATTATGGAATATAGTTATATATAGTTTTTTTGTTGTACCGTAAAAATACTCTTCTGTAGCTTTGAATTTTACATCTGTTATCACGCCTTCAAAATTCTCTAGCAACTTCCAGTCGCCATAAGCTATTGCACATCAATCATTACCAGACATGTAAAACTCGACTCTTGTTCCATCTTTTAAAAATAAAACATCTCCGTTAACTTTTGCTATTTCTTTATACAATAATACTTGCTTAAGTTGTTCTAATGCGCCCATCTATTTCTCCTTTTTCTACTCTGTTATTTTCTATACA